CAGAACAAGCAGATTGGCAGAACAGGCGTTACACCTGTCGGTCAGCAAGCCGCCTCGCAGATGCAAGGTCAAATCCAACAGGCTGAACAGATGCAAAAACAGCAAGAGTCCCAGATGGGAATGTAATTTATGCTACCGCAAGAAATCATACATGGATTTGGTTTTGAAAAGGATAATCCTTTGTGGAAAGCAACTATGATGTTGCTGGACGCATCCATCGAATCCGAAACGGCATATGCTCTTCAAAAGGAAAACCGAGGAGAGGACAGGGCTTACCATTGTGGTCGTGCGGAAGCGTTGGTGTCTTTCAAAGGTGTTCTTCTTTCTACCAGAGAGACTATTCTTAAGGACATTGGCAGACCTCTTGATGAATGAATCGTGCGAAAATGGTACAAATCGTAATTAAGACTTGCTTACCATTAAAACACGCAGAAGTTCGACGCTAGTTCTGGGACTAATAAAAAACCCTGCTTATAGAAATATAGGACTTTAGACCTTTATCTAATGACTACAGAAAATCAATCCGACCTTGGGACGGAATCAAACAACCCCACGACAAACGAAGGCAATGCCCAGCCTTTTGACCAATCAAGACTCGCTGACCTCGTTAGCAAGTCCTTCCTAGGAGGCGAGGAAGTAGTGGAGGATTCAGACTCCCAGAAACAGACTGAAACGGATGTTCAAGCGACACCCGAAGAAGATAGTGAAGTTCTTTCACAGGAAACCAATACAGAAAGCGAGCAAGAACAGTCAGAAGACTCCGAGGAAACCGAAGAAACCAAGTCTGAAGATGATGAACTTGAGCGTGGACTGCCAAAGGGCGTAAAGAAACGCATTGATAAACTCTCTGCAAAAAAGAGAGAAGCGGAAGCAGAAGTGGAAAGGCTGAAATCAGAAGTGGAGAGACTGTCGCAAGAGGCTAACAAGCCAGCACAGACTCCAAATGCTGACAACCCCTATACAAATCTGAATACACTTGAAGAAGTGAATCGTGAGGCTGAACAAGCCAAGCAGATTAGACGCTGGTGCGAGATGAACCCCGATGGTGCAACAGTAACTGGAAAAAATGGTGAAGAAGTGGATTATTCCGCTGAAGATGTCCGTAGAATCAAGATTAAAGCCCTTGATGCTTTAGAAGAACATCTTCCTGCGAGAGCAAAATACCTGCAAAATTATAATCAAATCGAGCAGGTTGCGGTCAAAGAATATCCTTGGTGGAAAGACAGAAGTTCTAGCGAGAGACAAATCGCAGAATCGTTCCTCAAGCACTTCCCAGAAATCACCCGATTCCCAGACTACAAGATGGTGCTAGGAGATTATATCAGAGGCGTGAAGAGCCGTGAGGCTTCAACAAAGCGTCCTGCTACTCCGTCAAACAGAACAGCACCTGCTCAACCAAAGCGTACAGCGACCCCGCCCTATGTTCCCGAAAAGGAAGCAAGAGCCAAGGAAGCCGCAAAGCGTTTTGGGGCTAATGGCAACCGAGATGACCTACAATCTATTATCGCTAACCGATTCCTGTAATCAAATAAACCCTATATACTACTATGGCTAATCTCACAGAACCCTCCTTCTCATCTGGTAAGAGAGAAGAACTCGCTGACCTCATCGCCCTTGTCGATGCGAAGGACACTCCCTTCACTTCGATGGCGAAAAAAGGCTCAAAACCCGGAAATACTCTTTTCCGCTGGCAGGCTGACCGCCTCCCCACACCGAAGACAACTGGTACAGTCGATGGCACAGATGTGACCTCGTACGAAAACTATGTCAAGGATGGTGCCACAACCTATCGTGCTGAACTCAGCAACTACATCCAAATCTTCCGTAGAGCCGTCCGTGTGTCTCCGCTGACACAAGACATCTCGACTGTCGCTGGTGTCCGTGACGAACTCGCTAACAATGTCGCTAAAGGCATCCAAGCCCTCAAGCGTGATATGGAGTCCACATTCTGCGGTACGCAAGGTGCTCAGTTGGACAACGGCACAAACGCCTACATCACCAGAGGTCTCGACAAGTGGCTTCAGCCTACGGCTACAGTCGATACTGTTTTGCCCTACGATACGCAGTTCGCTACACCTTCTGCTAACCGCAACACAACGGCTACCACAGCCACGATGACGGAATCCCATGTGCAGGATGTCCTCACAGGCATCTACACACAGACTGGTCAGTTCCGTGACTTCGACCTCCTCTGCGGTTCTGGTCTCAAGAGAGCGTTCACAAACCTCGCTTACACCACAACCCAAGGTTCTGGCACAGCCCCGATGACTGCCATCCGTACACTCAACAGAGAGTCCGATGCCCAGTCCTACATCTCGTCTGTCGATGTGTTTGAAGGTGACTTCGGTAAACTCCGTCTTCACCCCTCGCACTTCCTCAAGGTGTCTGGTGGCGTGGGTAACACGACCTGCGGTTATGTCATTCCCTTCGATATGGTCGAAGTCCGTTATGGCGGTAATGTCGCTGGCGTGACTGCTCTGCCTAACGCTGGTGGTGGTGAAGCCAGACTCATCGAAGCGGTTGCTGGACTTTGCGTCTATAACCCGCTGGCGTTTGGTGTCTTCTCCTTCGCCTCGTAATTAACGGATGTCGGACTTTATACAAAGTCTGTCTGAGGTAATTCCTCCTCACCTTAGAAATAGGGTGCAGGAGGAACTTATCCGTGGCTGGAGACAAGAAGAGGTCAAGATGAAGGCTGTTGCAAAACAGAACGGACACTTCGACCGATTCAACGAAAACAGAGCCATTGAGGGAGTCGGTCAGAAAATCGCAACCATACCCACGCAAGCGTGGCATTACTGGGGTCAACGCCTTGGTTATGAGTGCTGGGAGGATAAAACCTTCATGCGAGAATTCTTGAGAGACAACCCAGAGACTGCGGTAAAGAACTACGCCAAAAAAGCCTGTGTGAATGGTGCAATATTCACAGCGGACGGATTTATTACCAGATGAGAACTACTGATTTCAGCCAAGTGCTGTTTGACGCACTTCAATACTCTGGTAATGACCGCCACAACATTACGGACGAGACTTTTGCTCAGTTCCGTGACTTTGCTCACTCTAGACTCCGTGAGGCTTGGGAATCTAATCAATGGTCTGATGTCTGCCGTATCGAGAATTTCACGACTACGCAGGACGAAAGCGGAACCAATTACTTCGTTCCTTCTGAAGACGCTTCAGAAATACTTGGAGTTTGGAACAAGAATCCGCAAGACACGACAAGAGCCAAGCAGTTGGGCTATCAGATTTACAATACTGGTTCTGAAATCAGAATCATACTGCAAAGCGTCATTACCGAAGGTTCATACCTATATAGGCAGAAATGCCCACAACTTACAGGAGACCCTTACGATTCATCAGTAGTCTATTATTCTGGGTCTCAAATCTATTTTGACTCTGGTTCTGGTACTGGTTCAAAGACCCCTGTACAGGGAAAACCCCATTCGGGCAATTTTTATGTCTGCGTCACGCCTTCAACATCGGCTGGGCAAAATCCTAACACCCATCCTTCTCTTTGGGAAAAAATAGAGATTCCGTACATCTTTGGCTCGTTTATGGCTTGGGGTTCTGCGGCTAACTGGTACGCTTCGGAAACAATGCTTAACGAGGCTACAATCATTGAAGGCAAGGCTACTCAGATTCTTGAACAAGAATACGACAAGTTCCTTCGCCAACAAGGTCAGTTTGGAAAAATAAACATGGACAGAACTTACTAATTTATGGGAAATATCATTCAAACATCGTCTCCGTTTCTTCGTAGTTACACTACTACGCAGACGGCTCTCAGCACCACAAAAATTGAAGTGCTTGCTCCTCCTACAAATGTCACCACAAAGCGTATTGTTGTTCTGATTCAGAACACCTCTACATCTGATACAGTTCAGATTATGGGAAATGATACGGATGTCGTTGGCATCATCCTGCCTCCGCAATCGCAATTCTCGATTGATAACTATCAAGGTTATCTCTATGCCATTGCTAATTCTGGAACACCTTCAATCAACATTACAATAGGTTCAGTCTAATGAGCATTAATGTTTCTGTCGGAGTTATGATTCCGACCAATGTTGTTGAAGTAGGAGACGAAATTTCAGCAGACCAGTTGGCGGCTATTCAGAACGCACAATTAAGCCCGTCTTCTGCCAATCCTTTTGTTACTGAGGGGGGTGTTCCGTCTTATGACCCCAACTCACCTTGGCCTACGCCTCCGTCTGGGATGCTTACGGCAGACAAGGCTACGGCTAATGCGATTGCCGCCTCTCTTTGGTATACATTTGATACAGGAACTAACTACAACAAGACAGGTGGTCCTGTAAATGTTCAGTTGCTTGCTGGCTATAACACTAGTGGTATTACTGATGGAACTACATTTGTTAGCGGTTTCCCTTCAGCAATCTCAACACTATCCAATAACGAATATTGGTATGTTTCCGTGAATGGGACTGTTTCTGATTACATCGTTTCAGACGCTTCCCCTTAATTTTATGTTCCTATTCCTAATCTTCATCGCTTCTATTGTCTTTGCCTTTGCTGGAGGTTTTTATGCTGGCGTTAAGAACGCCAAATCATCTAAAGTCGAAAAGGCTAAAGAAGCCTTTAAAACACTCAAAGACTAATGGCTGATGGAACATACCAAAAGGATGGCGATGCAGGTTTCATAGGCTTAAACAGCCGTGATAACCCATCTGCACTTCCGCAAGGATATGTTTCGGAGTCAATCAATTATCGGTTAGACCGAGGCGTTGCTACTCCAAGAAAAGGACTAGAACGAAAAACACTAGAACCGCTTGCGGATAATGATATATATGGTTCTTGCACATATATAAATAGCACAGGACAAGAGATTATAGTTGCCGTAACGACAGATAAACTATGGCATTATAATCCACAAACTGAAAATTTAGCGTCTCCTATTTCATTTCCTGCTGGAGAAACAATCACGACTAGCGATGGATGTGATTTAGTTCAAGCGATGGATAAGATATTCATATCAAGAGGATACAATAAGCGTCCTCTTATTTGGGATATGGCTACTACAATTACAGCCATACCTTCGCTTACAGGAACTGCACACGAATTTCCTAATTGCTCGCAACTGCTCTATTATGGAAATAGATTGCTTGCACAGGGCAAATATCATTCAGAATTAAATACAAACAGAAATCGTGATAGTGTCTGCGTGAGCAACTATCTAGACCACGAACATTGGGACATTCTGGATGTATTCACATTCAACAACGGAGGTAACGACCAAGTTGTTGCCATTGCTCCTTGGACTCTAAATGAATTTACTGTGTTTATGCGTCAAAGCATATTCTATGTAAACATAGGTCTAGGCAGATATGTTACAGGAGATGGATTGGCTGGAGACAGTTTTATAAAGACTCTTGTAAGCGACATAGGTTGCGTTGCAAAGCGTAGTGTTGTGCAAGCAGGTGGTGGAATTATATTTTTATCAGATAATGGGGTTTATATGATGAATCCCACGCAGGTCGGTTCAAATGAATCCTTGCGTCTCCTTACCTCTGAAACACCTTTATCAGCCCCAATAGATGATGTCATTCAGCGTATTAATAGAGATTATGTCCATCGTTCTGTGGCTACTTATTGGAATAATCGCTATTACCTTGCTGTCCCTGTTGACGGCTCTACCAAGAACAATGCCGTTCTTATTTATAATTTTATATTAAAGGCTTGGGAAACAGTAGATACATATCCAGAAGGAATTGATGTCTTTAACTTTTGCATTGCAAAGAAAGATAATCAAAGAAGATTATTCATAATTGATACTGAACAAGGAATATTCTTGACTGAGCAATTAGATTACGATGAATATGGAGATGCTTTAGGTATTCCTACTATTCCTGCATATCTTCCATTTTACCTAGGAGAAACTATGTATGAAAGCAACTTGATACAATCATCTCTTACTACAAGGAGATATATATTCAATACATTTAACGATAAGAGATTTAGTAGCACAGAAATAGATTTGCAATTCCAAGCAGGTGCGGCTATTGAAACACAAGCCTTGATTGCAAATGAAGATACTAGCATTACTATCGATGATTATGGTTCTGGTTCTGATAATGACGAAACTAGAAGAACACCAATTCGTAAATTTGGAACAGGAATACAACTGAAATTTATCGCTAAAAGCCTAAGACCTGCCGTTCGCTCGGCTTTCATCTATGGAACAATAAAAAGCAAGAATTTAATCTCAAAGAAATAACATGGCACAAATTCAAAAAGGACAAACATTTGCGGACGGAGATTTGGTTACAGGTGTTAAATTAAATAACATCGTAGATAACGCTTCTCTAAACCCAGAGGCAATAACAGACCAAACGCCAGTTTCTGGCTATGATGTTCAAGGTTCTGATTATGTTCTAATCTACGATAATTCAGCAACTGCTCTTCGCAAGGCTTCAATAGCAGACATTCTTAACAGTTCATCAGGAAATACAATTAGGACAACAACCATAAATGGAGTTTCTGGATACGGAATTGCTGTTTCAGTTCCTAGCGGACAGACATTTGCAGTAAACGGAATTTCTAGTTTTACTGGCTCTGGAAACAGTTTTTCTGGTGATGTAAGCATTAATGGTATTTCTACATTAAATGGAGCAACAGTTATTAATTCAACAATTGCATTTAATGGCTCTACTATCACAGGAAATGCCACTTTAAATGGAAACATTGTAATTGGTGCTGGAAAAACACTTACATTGGATTCAGCCCCAACACTTCCGCTTCATTCGGCTACAAAGGCTTATGTTGATTCAGTAAGCAGTCTAAACATAAAGGCATTTGCAAAATTTACTGGTTCTACTGGAACATACTCTGGTTCTAAAAATATTGCATCTGTAACAAAAGTCACCACAGGTACATATGATGTTGTCTTTACAACGCCTATGGCTAATACAGATTACATAATAAATTCAAATTGTACCAATAATGGTTCTTCTTCTGGATGGGTAACTATTTATAATCAAACAACAACAGGATTCCAGATATATACGGCGTATCCTGTTTCATTTGGCGGTGCCCAACTTCCATATGACCCAACTGCTGTATTCTTTACAGTTGTTTCTAATTAATGTTCTTTGATTCCATCATAACATTCATACGAACGAACAGGTTAAATGGTCGTAGGGAATGTTTTGCGTGGGAGTCAGATTGCCTAGAAAACTACATTATATGGGCTTTCAGCAAAAAGGGTCTTTTGTTATCCATTAAAGACAGTAAGATTAGTGGAATAGCGGTAGTTTATGCGTTGCCTAGAAAGTTCCAAGGAAGCATAACAGAACTTCTTCCTAGTGATGATGATTTGACCGCTTCAGAGGCTTCAAGCGACCTTTGCGTTATGGATTGGATAGCGATAGACGCTGAATCAAGAAAAGACCTTATAACTCAATTTCAGACCAGATTTCCTAACTGGGAAAAACAAAACAAATATGGAATACAATTTGGGAAATCAAAACTTTTAACTAATAAATACATGAACATCTTGAAAGGAATTAACTAAAATGGGAATAGAAGCAGCAATTATTGGTTCTTCTTTAATTGGAGGAGCGATGAGTAAACCTAAAAGTATTAAAGCACCTCCTGCTAGGTCATATCTTGGAGAAATGCAAGATGCCCTTAATTCTCAATCTGCAATTCAAGGGCAACTTCTCAATCTAGAGGCTCAATATACACCACAATGGCAACAGCAACAGCAGAATACGCTTATGGGGCAAATGGGTACATTGAACGCCTTATATGGACAGGCTGGACAATACTCCTCTGGTCTTCAAAACGCTTACCTTGGGATGCAAGCCCCTATCTATGGTCAAGTTGGACAAGCGGCTAGAAACGCCTATCAACAGACTTTAGACCCTACTACTGCTGGTCTATATAATAGCATGGCTTCATCTGCGGCTTCTAACCTTGCAAGCGGAAGAAATCTCACAGACCAAGAAACTCAACTTGCACAGCAATCTGCTAGGGCGGCTATGGCGGCTAGGGGTATGCAGTTTGGAAATCAAGCAATTGCATCTGAAGTTCTCAATTCATATAATCTTGGAACCGCTAGAGAAGATAGGGCTAGAGCCTATGCTAATCAAGTCTATGGAATTGGTCAAAATAATGCCGCACAGGCTATGAATATGTATGGTTCTCCGCTTATGGCACAGATGAATCAAGTTAGCCCTGCGGCTCTTCTTGGAACCGCTGGTCAAATGTCCTCTAGTCTTGGCTCTAAGTTGTTCACTCCAGAATCTCAATATATGGCTGGAATCTATGGTGCTAACCAGTCTAATGCTACCCAAGCCGCTCTTGGAAATGCCCAAGCACAGGCTGGTTGGGGTGCTGGTCTGATGTCTATGGTTGGTAATCTTGGTGGTGCTTATCTTAAGAACCCAAACAATATCGGAGACAACACTCCATTTAGCCAAGCAAGTTATAATAAAACAATGAATCAACCTATTGCACCTTCTTCAAATTATTGGACTGCTATGCCGTATTCAGCACCCAAAGTTTCTCCTACGCTTGGTACTTATGGCTCTTCTTATGATTTCTCTCAAGGCTCTGCTTATGATTTCTCGCTAGGAAACAAATAATTTTATGGCAATGTTTCAACAATATCAAGGCGGTATCGCTCCAGTTCAAGGTATGGCTGAGGCTGGTGCAAACATCGGAAAATTTGCACAAATGGGTATGCAGGACTTTGGGAAATCTCTTTCTGAAGGCATAAACGCCTACAACGAGAACTCTGCAAAGTCAGAAATGGCTAATGTCAAAATTGCGTCATTGTCACAAGATATTGCAAACAAGATAGCGATGTATAGCCAAGACCCAGAAATTGCACAATCTGGAGTCCTACAAGGTTTGATGCAAAAAGGTCAGATGCTTACGGAAGCCCCTACCAAGGGTCTTTCACAGCGTCTTGCCATCGCTCACGATGCAGAAACTTCACTTGCTGGTTTTGGTCAGCAGTTGCAGGAATGGTCGTTCCTTCGTGGAAGAGCCATTGAGCGAGGTATCGATGAGGGGCTTAAGAAGTTTGAAAACGCAACTACCACAACAGACCCTGTTTTCTTTGAGTCTCCCGAATTTGATGTAAATCCGAATGAAACAATTCAACAGCAAAAAGACAGGATTATGTCGTACTTTAAAAAGGTGCGAAGTGCCAATCCTAACATCAAAGGAACCGATGAGGACTTCTGGGCTGGATGGGTTGATAAGGCTCAACAACAAATTAGCAAGGCTCAAGGAATCCATCCTAGTATTGTTTCGGCTCAACTTGAGGCTCTACAGGCTGAAAAGAACATAGCCAAGAATCAGAAGGCTGTTGCATCGCTTGATGACAATGCCATCAGCGGTCTTGTGATGAACAAGGATGGTTTCTACGAAGAGCAAGTACCTATTGTGAGTTCAATAAAGGATTATGCGGCTATGACTGCTGTTCCTGCTGATAAACCTTATAATGATGTTGCTGAAGCAATGAAGATGCTTGGCTATGATAGCACAGATAAAAACAAGTCAGAAACAATCTCAGAAAGACTTAAGACATACAAAAAAGACATATCTGACCTTGATGAAGATATTTCCAAGGTTCAATCTAAAATTCAAAAAGGAGATGAAGCAAGCCTTAGAACTACTTCTAGGATTGCCAATAACCTTAAGCGTTGGGGTGTAGGAGTTACCGATTGGTGGTCACATATAAATGCAAAAAATCTTGCATCATATTCTGATAAAGAAATAACTCCAGAAGACGCAGACAGAATAATTACAGAAACAGCAACAAGTTGGACTGGACTTGTAAAAGCAGGGTTGGCTACAGTTGGTTCAAATCTTCGTGTAATTCCATCAGTAATTCCTCAACTTGAAGGTCTTAAGCAAGTTCTTTTGACAAAATTCCCAGAAATTTCTGGAAGAGATTTAACAACAAAAGAAACAAAAGTTATTAATGATGCTATAGCAAGATTTGATGCAACAAGAAAAGAAGCAGTTGAAACATTGTCAAAAGATTCTCCTGCATTGCTTGAAGCACTCAAATCAAGAAAACAATTGCTTCAAAATGAAGTTTTAAAAACAGAAAAATTAGCAACAAAGGAAGCAACAGCAGGAACATTGCAAAAACAACCTGCTCCCAAAGTCTCTACTGGAGACTTGGTTGTTGGTCAATTTGAGAATACAAGACCTCTTACAGTTTCTGAGCGTAAATCTCAAGTTCAAGATTTCTTGACTCAAAGGTTTGGTGCTATTGACCCTACAGACCCTACAGGTAAGAAGCGTATACCAGTTCAAGGATTTGATTCGTTCTTCCAGAAGGC